GCTTGCCCTGGGTCTCCGCCCGGGCCTCGGCCCGGGCCTTCTCGATGGCCGCCTGATCCGGAGATTCGGCGGCCTTGCTTTTCTGCTCACTCATGGAGTTCTCCTGTTCGTGAGTCTCGATTTCGGAGGCCGGACCATCCGGCCCGCCGTTGGTTTTCGTTTGTGCCGCACCCGGGCGCAGAAGCTTTTCCAGCGCATCGGGCGGGTGATCGAACGCCGTCACCAGCGTCTCGTGGCTGCGAGCCAGTGCCGCCGCCCGCTTCGCCTCGTCGACATGCGTCGCAAACCCCATATCGACCGCCTCCTCGGCGTCCATCCACGTCTCGTCGGCCATCAGGTCGCGGACCTCGTCGGCAGCCAGGCCCGTGCGGCTCGCGTAGGTGCTCACCAGGGTCTCCCCGACCTTATCGAGCGTCTCGGCGACCTGGCGCATCTCATGCGCGTCTCCGATGGCCAGCGACCACGGGTCGTGGATCATCATCAGGGCGTTGGAGGCCATGTGGATCTCGTCGCCAGCCATCGCAACGATGCTCGCCGCCGACAGCGCCATGCCGTCCACGTACACCAGCACCCTGGCCTTGTGCCGGGCCAGCAGGTTGTAGATCGCCGCCCCGTCAAAGGCCGAGCCCCCGGGCGAGTTGATGTACACGCGGATCGTCTCGGCATCGTCCATCGGCGCCAGCATCTCCGCCACGCGTTTGGCCGACACGCCGCCGAACAGGTCGTCGCCGATCACGTCGTAGATCCACAGCTCAGCCGTCTTGCCGTCCTCGGCCGCTCGGGCCTCCACGCGGGGGGCCACCACCTGGAGCTTCACATTTCGCTTACGCGCCATCGTCGTCTCCTGCGCTCATCTCGTCTCCGCTGTCCGGCTCGCCGGTCTCTTCCGGCCCGCCGGTCTCGACCGTCTCGTCGCTAGCAGCGCCCACCAGCTCCCGCTCGGCGAGCATCTCCTCGTCGCGTCGCAGCTCGTCGTACACGTCGGCCGGCTCCCGGCCTCGCTCGCGAATCATCTCGGTTCGGCTCTTGACCTTCAACTCCAGCAGCTTCTCGAACGCGGCCGCCTCTTTCTGCGGATCGATCCAGTCCCACCCGGGCCACTGGACGATGTGGCGATCCCAGTTTTCCCCGTAGGGCAGATCTCCGGCGGCAATGGCCTGCGACACCCGCCTGCGATACCACGGCGTCACGATCGACATCGCCAGCATGCGTTGCCACAACCGGAAATGCCGACGGGCCTCCTGCAGCGCAGCCCGAGCGCTGGAATAGTTCGTCTTGGAGAAATCCAGCAGCACCAGTTCCAGCGGATAACCGATGCCCGCACCGAACAGCCGCAGCATATGCACCACGTACGGCTCGAACGTATCTCCGGGCCGTTTGAGCCCGACGACGTCGAAATCCTCTCCCGGCTTGAGCCGGTGAACCGTCCCGGGCTCGCTGCGAAGCAATGCCTCGTAACTGTCCACGTCGTACGCCGTCTCATTCGGGTCGGTCACGCTCATCTGCCCGGGCAGGGCCGCGCTATCCGTATCCCACATCTTCCATACGTTATGGCTGTTGAGTTCGGCAGCCAGCGTCTCGCTGTCCAGGTAACCATCGAGCCGGTCAAACAAGCCCAGGCCGCTGGCCAGGTACGGCACGCCACGGGTCTGGCTGACCCGCTTGCGGTAGGCGGGCCACAAACAATCGCTCCTTTGGCGGTACTGGGCCTGCTCCGTCGCACCGCCGTATCCCACACGCGTCTCGTCGTATATGAAAAACCCCAACGGCCGACCGTTCGAATCCAGCCGGACGCCAGACGCGACCGTCTCATCGCCGTGCCAATCGCGAGGGGTCCCGATCCGGTGTGCCTCGATGGGCTGGATCTTCCCGCCTCGCGTCAACAGCCACACCTGTTCCCCGTCGGTCCAGACCGCCCGAAGGGCCAGTCCGACCAACGTGGCGAAATCCGACTCCCCCCGGATATCGCAATTGACAGGCTCCATCTGTTCGCGGATGTATTCGCCGATCCGGTCGTCATAGGATTTCCGGCCGGTATTGGCCCTGACAGACAACGACGGACCGACGATATTCGCCACCGCCCGATCCAGCACACCGGCAAACAGGCTGGAGTTGCGATCGTGGTCGCGGCACAGTTCCCGAAGATCATCGAGAGTGCGAGCATCCAGATGCTTGTCGGCAGAGCCGATCGACCCGCTTCGCTGTCGCCGCGTCCGCGACGGACCCACAACGTCGTAACTCGAAGCCAGGCGAATGCGATCCCGGCGTCGCCGCACGCCCAGCGCGGGGGATATCGAGGCCAATACGGCATCAATGGATCGTGTAATGACTCCGCCGGCGGCCCGTTTCGCGATTGGCTCGTGTCGGCCCATTACGACGGCCTCCGCCGAACATCGGCCAGCATCACGCGGACGCGATCGCCTCCGGCCTCGGCCACACGCCGCTCGTAAATCTCGATCTGCTCCTGCAGGGCCTGCAGTTTCATGCGCGTAACCTGCACCTGTCCGTCGGTATACTCCTGGGCGGGAGAAGAGGCGAGTTGATCGACCAGCTTGTCGCGGGCGCTTTTAAGCTGATCCAGAAATTCGCTGTCGCTGTAGGCCACAAGATTCCCTGCAAATAAACGGAGGTCGCGCGGGCGGTGCACCGCGCGACCTCGCACCCAAAAGGACCAGCCACGGCGTCCCGTGGCTATCACTTCTTCATTCTCGACTCCGCGGCGCGATCAAACAATCCCGCCGCGTCCAGTTCTGGACGCTGCGACGATACCCGGCGACCTGCTATGCTCTAACCATCGCGATTCACACAACGTACGAGGCCTGCATTTCTGTCCAGTTCTGGACACAAACGCAGTTCGATCCGGCACGTTCACATCCACCTGGCGTATCCGCACCGTCTACACACCATGTACCGCTGCCGTCGGCCTCTGCGAGTGGCTTTGCAGGCCAGCGTCTCGCCCCTGCAGCATCCGCACAGCGTACGCCCGTGCACGTATGATTTGTCTCCCCCGGCCAGCACGGCTCGCAACAGCCTCACCAACTCCGCCTTCCTGGTTCGCGTGGAAACGTCCAGTTCATTGCGACGTGCCAGCACCAGCAATTGCCGAACCGTCAATTCCCGCAGATCGTCATATCCGACCTCAGCCAATGTCAATGTCTCGTCCATGATAGCCTTTCATCGTTTTCGGAATCGTTCCATCCGGCCCACTCGACGCATCGGGCTGGTCACAGCGGACGGATCGGGCAGATCGCCGACGCGCCGCAGTTCGGCCGCCGCCAGGGCATACACGCTGCAGTCCCACCAGTGGTTTCTCGGGTGCCCCTCGCGGCGCACCCACTGTTTTTTTGTCTGCCCCCGGCTGCGGGTAGTCCGCAAATATTCGCTGGACATCTGATGCATCAGCTCCTCCGTCGTATCCACAGGCAGATGAACACGGCCGGGCCCGTCGCGATCCACTCCCTCGATCATCCGCGCCCAGCGGCTCTTGAAATCCCCCGTCGAGAGCCGCCAGAGCGGGGTGTCACCGCTCCACGCGCCGCGCTTATGCCGACCGGGATCCCGGCGGGTGCCCATCCGCCCGCGGACGATCCGCTCCCGGAGCCAGTCCTCGCCCATGCACGCTTCGACGCGCACGTGAGCCGGGCAGTGGCGAATATACTGCTCGACGGCCTCGGAATTGAACTGGTGGTCGATCAGTGCCAGTGACACTCGTTCGCCGCCTTCGCTGCCGCAGATCGGCCACGTCCTGCTCAGATAGTCGCTGAGCATCGACCAGTGCTCCACCAGCCTGGTATCGCCGGTCTCGATCACAGCCCAGTCCACCAGCCACGTCTCGTACATATACCCCCACGCCCAGACGGCCGCGTACAGATGATCTGCCTGAACGTCCACTCCGGCCGTCAAGATGCACCGCTGACCGGTGGGTACGACGCCTCGCACGTACTCGTCGCGGCGGCGCGCCAAAATGGTCTCGTCCGTGCTGGCCTCCGCCTCGTTGAACTCCTCGCCAAGCTGGTTGTTGACCCAGTCGCGCAGCGGCTGGATATCCCCGGCCCGCTTGTGCTCCTGGGCGGCGGCAAACTCGGCCGCCATGCGGTCCACCGTCAGAAACTGCGTGTGCAGCAGGAGCCCGCCGACCCGGTAACTGCAATGCTCGGCCAGATGCGACGCCGTCTCGTCGCCCTCAAGGCGGATGCCCGCCGCGTCGATGGCCGCCCGGGCCTCGGTCTGGTGCGTCCACAGGGCATTGACCCGCGCTGCCGGAAGATCCTCGTAAACCGTCTCGCTCACCGGCGTCACGCCGTCGGGGCACCAGAGGACCTTGGTAACCGCGGCCATGCGGTCCGACTCGCTCCAGCAGGCACCGCAGTGCGGGCACACCCACCGGGCGTGGCCTCCGGCGGCGTACACGCCCGCCGCCAGCAGCGTCCGCCCGTCGTCGCGCTTGTCGAGCCCCACGTGCGACCAGTCCGGCCGCTGGTAGCCTCCGCAGTGGCAGCAGGGCACCCATGCCTGGCGGCGGTCCCCGGCAACCATCTCCCTATGCAGCAGGCTCGAGCTGTCGGTCGGAGAGCTCGTCACCAGCAGCGTGTGGAACAGGTACGTCCGCAACCGACGCTTGGCCAAACTCACCGGGTCGCTCTGTCTACCCACGCTGGTTTCGAATTCCTTGACCTCATCGAGCACCAGTTTGCCCACCGCCCTGTCGCTGAGCGTCGTGGAGCTTTTCGCCCATGCCGGAAACAGCAGCATGGAGCGAAAGCTCGTCGAGCCGTCCGAGTTGAGATGCTCGATGTTGCCGCCCAGGGCCTCCAGCAGCGGGTTGCGGCCGGTGCCCTCCTCCTCGCAGCTCTCGATCATCGGCCGAACCCGGTTGCGGATTCTCTCTTTGCACGCGTCCTCGCTGGGCATGACGATCATGTACGGCGCGGGGTCCTCGCATATCGCGTGGCCGAGGAAGTTCAGGCTCAGCTCGGTCTTGCCGAACTGGGTCGGGCCCTGAATCGTCACCTGGCGGACGTGCCAGTCCTCCAGGGCCATGGCAGGCTCGATCATGTACGGGGCCACATCCCATGACCATCGGCCACTGACGCTGCCGGTTTTCCCGGTCAGCACGCGATATTTCTCGGACCACTCCACGATGCCAAGCCGCTCCCGGGGCTCGATGCCTCGCTGCTCGGCCTCGTGCCAGCCAACCGGCCACGCCTCGGTCCGCATGTCGATGGTCATCGTCACGCAGCTCCCTCCTCGTCCTCGTCTGTATCGCCGACCGTGCTCACGCCGGCCACGCTGGCTAGCAGCCGCCTCAGCGTACGCTCCTGTTCGCCGCTGAGTTTCAGGCGCGGCGGATCGACCGCCACGCTCCGCAGGTGGTTGCGCAGCTCGCCCTCGAGGTACTCCCGCATCGCACCGGCCGGTTTGCCCTGGCAGACCTGGGCCCAGGTAGCGGCCCGATCCGCGATGCCCGCGTACGCGTACGCCCGGGCCACGAGCCCACGAATCACCTGCTCCCGCTCGACCAGCAGGCCCTCGTGCAGGTCGTTGGCGAGTTTCAGTTTCCGCACCCGCTCCCGCTCGTACTCGCTCTCGGCCGTCGACCCGCCGCCCTTCTCCAGGCCCCGAGCCTCGCGATAATCGCCGTACCAGGCTATCCAGGCCCGCACGTGCATGCTTCCGTCGGCGTTTCGCGGCATGCCGTGATCGCGGGCCCAGGCGTAGAGGCTCTGTTTG